TTATTCAACGACCTGATGCGTGACCCGACGGGTCTCAGGGCTGCGGCTGCTCGCAAGGCACGCGAGGAGCTCAAGCGCGAGGAGCGCAACGCGAACGCCAAGAGCCGCCGCGCATCGCGCAAGCTTGCCGCCGAGCTCGGCATCGAGCTGGACATCTGCCGCGATGACAACTTCTGGCGCGTGTATGTCCACAACCCCTACCCGGAGAACCCCCGGGACGACGAGATCATGTGTACCTGGTGGCCCGAGGCCGAGGCTGCGCTGCTGGAAATCAAAACCAAGCGGGAGGCGGCATGACCTACCGCAAACCGCAACGGCCCACGCGCTATCAGGCGCGTGCGGCACGCCGTGACAAGAACGCAGCCTGGGCGGTGAATGCCCAGGCACGGCTCAAAGCCTTTGAGGCTCAGCAGCGAGAGGAGCGCAAGGATGACGAGCTATGAGAAGGTCCGCTGCCCGCGTTGCAATGGCACTGGCAAGTATTATGTTCCGAAGCACAAAGGATGGGGTAAGTGCCTCCGCTGCGATGGCGAAGGCGAAATCAAGCGCCGCATCCCCAGCCCAACCCGTTCGCAAGACAGCCCCGACTGGCTCTATGAGGACTAATGCTATGCCCATCTGGATATTCGCCGCAGTGCTGTTTGGCGTGGTTGTGCTTGTCGATGACAGCTACGACCAGGCCGTGAACGAGGCCGAGCACACCCGCTACATGGTGTGCTCTGGTTACTGGCCGCCCGAGGTCAGCGAAGCCAAGGTGGACTGCTCTGACTTTGTGCCTGACGTCGAGTATGCCCAGGAGGTCCGCTGATGGGCGCCCTGGGAGAGATGATGCGCCAAGCGCTCCGGCAGTCAGCTATCGAGGCTGGCGAGCTGGAGCCCGACATCCCCGCCAACGCCTCAACGGTTGACAGGATCATGGAGCGCCAGGCCCCGGGCTGGTGTCGGATGAGCCGGTCCGAGCGTGAAGCCTACTGGCATCGCCACTACGGCTGGGAACACCACGTCCAGCTCAAGCACCGGGGGCTCAACCATGCCTGACCAGCGTCCCGTGTACCTGCCTATGCGCAGCACCAGCCGCCTGAGCCGTCTGCAGGCAGAGCTTGTCCTCCGGGCTCTCCGTTCTGTCGAGGACCGGAAGCTTTTTGAGGGCCAGGAGTTAAAAACCTATCGACGAGGCTTCGCGAAGCTAGCGAAGGCGTGGGTCAAGGCCGTGTTAGCCGAGGAGATGAGGATGGACATAACGAGGAAACCAACAGCCTCCATGAACCGCAAACCGCACGGCGTCATGCCCTCACATTGGCGCAAGACGCTTAGGGACTTCGCGCCCCTCGGTTCTGCCAGGGAGTGGTCGGTAGCCATGGGCATTCACTATTCGACCTTTATTCGCACGTTCAAGGTGCGGGAGCACAGCTTCACCGCCCCGATCCGCAGCCCTGAGGGTAGGAACTTTGATCTGTATGAGGAGCGGATCTTAGAAATGCGGCGCCTGCTTGGCATTCAGAACGACAAGGTCGAGGCGCCCTTCGCTGAGCCCGACCACACGCTTAGCGATGATGAGAAGGCGGGGCTGCCGCATCCGCATCCGCATCCGCAGCCCCGGCCCCGAATCGACCACGCTCCCTTCGGGCGGGCTCACCCCGAACTGGCCTTCAGCCTCAAAGCTGTACGCGAGCACTGGGGCAGCCGACAAATGCGCACCATCGCCTTCAACACCTACCAGCTCGACGATGAGGCGATGGAGGTGATCCACCCCCTCACCTGGGCCCGTTAGTCCTCGCGCTCCGGCTGCCTCAAAGGCACAGAGGCTAGCCGGGGCGTGTCATCCAGCACCGCCCGCATGGCACGGCGGGCCCTCGCCAGAATCTGCGGGTCATCGGTGATCACCGACAGCGTCAGCGCCACGTCCCCGTCCGGGTCCATGTCCATCTCGACATAGTCAATCTGCAGGCCCATCGGCTACCTCCGAGTGTGCGTGGATGTTCTTCACCCACCACCAGAATTCGTTCTCGCTCAGCGTGTGGCGCATCATGTTCACCCGGTCGCACACCAGGCGCACGTTGTCCCGCGTGTAAGGCCCAGCGGGGTGGATGCGATCCATGGAGGCGTTGAAATCCTTGCGACCCTCACCGTCTTTGTGGTGCGTCATGTACACGCCGGAGAGGGCGCACCGCCCTCCCTGGTCTTCCCATAGCTGGTACAGGTGCTCGGGCTCAAGGTGGAACTCCGCCCTGCCCGTGCGCTTGCAGTGGCTCTTGGCCGCCTGGCAGATCCACTTGAGGTAGTTCTTCAGTCCTGTGCGGCCACGCATGCGCAGGCGGTTTCGGCAGTCCTTGCAGGACGCCTCAAGCCCGCCTGTGGAGTAATAGCCGAAGGCGTCGAGAGGCTTCTCAACGCCGCAGCTCTTGCATGTTTTAGAGTCCACGTCCATCCCCCGATTTTACCGTGGATCAATGTCTTAGCGGTTAAAAGGGAACGTCATCATCGTCCCACCCTGCCGGGTCCATTGGGTCAAGCACGGCAAGTTCGGGCCAGTCTATCGTCAGGTTCTGGGCCTCCGCAAAGGCTCGACGCGCGTCCTGCACCGGGGCAAGGCTAACCATGCGCACGCGCACGCCGGCCACACTCCGCTGGCTCTCGTTCAGTAGCAGCCCCCGGTAGCCCCGCAGCTTCTTCCAGAAGGCGGACTCCTTGAACCTGTCCTCAAAGCGGCCCGTCACCGAGGAGCAGTAGATGTGGTAAAGCTGAGCCTTGCTCACCTCGTCGCCCCACTCCAGCTTGTCGCCTGCCACGCGGTGCTCGCGCAGCTCACCGTTCTGCAGTGAGGCCAGGAGCCAGGAGTCCACGCTGCTCAGCGACTCAAGCTGCTGGTCGGTCAGGGCTCGGGTCCGGGGCGCTGCCCGCACGTTTACCTTGCTAAGGTCGAAGGCTCGGAGGTAGTGGAGGATCGCTGCTGCCCCACCCTGGCGGTACCAGCGGTCCAACGCGGCGAAGTAAGCGCTGTCCTGCTGGCGGCTGGTGCTCACGTCGAACACCGCAAAGCGTCGCTCATCCAGGCTCGCCGGCACCACCCACTCCTCGTTCGATGTGAACAGCACGCGGGTGAAGTTGGGCGCACTGTAGGCGTCCACGCCTTTACGCTCGATGGTGATCTCCGGGTTGGTGATCAGGTCTTTGAGTGCGCCCTCGCTGCCCTTGGCTCCAGCCCAGAACGCCTCGTCCGCCTGGAGCAGGAGCGTGTCCTCAAGGTGCCGGTTGAAGTGGCCGGTGACGTGCTCGCTGCGCGCCACGATCTTGTGGTGCGGCTTGCAAAGCCCGCCGAGCAGCTCGCCGAACTTGGTCTTGCCCGTGCCCTTGCGGCCGCGTAGCACCATGGCCACACCGAGCTTGGACATGGGCTCCTGCACCATCTGCGCGCACCAGGCCACAATGTAGTTGGCGTGGTCCTCATCGCCGCACGCGATCACGTTGGTAATGAAGTCGAGCCAGGGGCCGACGTCGCCCTCACTGGCCTCATAGCTCCAACCCCGCCAAAGGTTGTAGCGGCCGAGCACGTCGCTGTCAGGGGCGAAGGCTAGGCCCGCTGGGTAGGTCCGCCGGTCGGGGTCCTCCAGCCACTTGTCCACAAGGTTCACGCGCTTGGGCTTCTCTCCGCTGAAGTCCAGAACCAGGCAGTTCTGATGCTCCTTCTTCAAATCCTCCAAGCGGTATAGGACGAGGTGGTGGCTAGGCAGGTCCTCGCGGATAACCCTGGCTGCGCCCTCCACCTGCACAAAGGCCCAGTTGCGCAGCATCGAGGGCAGGCGCTCCTCGGTCACCGCCTCGGACTCGGCCACGGCGGTCTGGCGCTTCAGGTAGGCGCCGGTAACCGGCACCTTGCCGTCATTGGCGAAGGTGCCCCAGCGTCGCCCGCACTCGCCCTCACGGTACTTATCGCCGCGTGACGACCACTCGTCCCAAAGCTCCAGGCCGTCGTCGCTGCCATCAGTCTCATGGTGCAGGGCCATGCCCACCTTGATCCACTCATCGTGGTGAGCGTCGGGGTCGATAGCCTCGACCATCTCCCGCAGCTCTTCGACGCTAGCGCCAAGCTTGGGCCGCAGGTTGGTGATGTCCTCGGGGTCGAGCGTGGGCTGCGCAGCGCCACCGCGCACAAGCTCCCAGCCTCGATCACCGGCCAGCTTCTCAAAGTGAGCGATGAACGCCTCGGCCTGGGCCCGGGTGATGACCGGGATGCTGTCCCGGGGCGTGTCAGCGAGGTGCGTGGTGGGCCAGGAGTATTCTCGCTTGGTGCCGGGGTGTATACCATAGGCCACAAATTGCTGCCCCGTTGCTAACACCTCGACCGCGTTGCGGTTGCCGGCCGGGTCCTCAAACTCCGCAGAGCGCAGCTTGGTCATCGGCTCTTCGGTGCGCAGGACCATGATGCACTTGGGCTTCTGACCCACGCGGATCGGGCCGGCGCCGATGTTGTCCTTGAGCCAATCCAACAACTGATGGTTGAGGCTGGCGGTGTAGCAGTCAATGTCAACGGCGACGACGTTGCGACAGAGCACGCCGATGCCACCGTCCCGGTGGCCGTTGTTAGCCCACTTGTCTACGTCATCGCAGGTCGCGCGGATGTTCTGCCAGCCGGGCAGTGATGGGGCCTTTGCCCCGGGCTTAATGGGCACAATCTCGTAGCCGTTTTTGATTAGCTGGTGCCCAAACTTTTTTAGATAAGGCATAATTCCCCCGTGGTTCGCAGCCACATGCAGACTCTCTCCCTGCTTTGAGCCCGCCCCACCAGGCGGGCTTTTTTTATGCTCGCTTCAGCCAGTTCCGCAAGTCGCGCAGCCATAACGAGAGCACGTCGAACCCGTGGGATAGCCCGTCGCACATACGTTCCAGCAACCACACTAGCCTCTCTATCAACTGCATCACGTTCGCCGGTTCTCTCATCCCTCACCCCTCCAGCTCCTCAATGATCTCCGGTGCCAGCTCCTGCCAGCTCACCTGGCCCTCGCTTAGCACTTCCATTTGGCAAGCGCGTAGTGCAGGCACGCGCCCCCGGCTGCGCCAGATTGACAGCGCCTGCTTGGTCACGTCCAGCGCACCCGCTAAGCGGTTGTCTGAGCTGAGACCGGCGGCCACCTTAACACGCTCAATTGCGTCGGCGACCTCGGCGATGCGTTCTCGGTCCACCATTGGTAAGCTCCTCTCTTTAACAAGATTGCGAAAGTGCGTTGACAGCATAATCCACAACGGCTAAGTTGCGCAAACAACAAGTGGTTGGGGATGCCAAAGTGACCGCACACGCAACGCTCGGAGCCTCAAAGGCTCACCGCTGGATAAGCTGCCCTGCCTCGATAGCGTTAGAGGCTAAGCTGCCTGACACCACCTCGCCTGCTGCCATTGAGGGCACCTCGGCGCACTCGCTCGCCGAGCTATGCCTGCGCAAGGACTGGGCCCCGGAGGAGTTCCTGGGTCAGAATCTTGAGGGCACGGTGGTAGATGAGGAGATGGTCTCCGCGATTGCTACCTACGTTGACTATGTCAACGCCCTAAATGGCAAGCGCCTCGTCGAGGAGCGCGTCAGCTTTAGCGCCTACGCCCCCGGGGGCTTTGGCACCGCCGACGCCATCGTCATGGACGCCGGCGTGCTGGAGGTGGTGGACCTCAAGTACGGGAAAGGCGTGAAAGTCTCCGCTGACAACAACGCCCAGCTCATGCTCTACGCCCTTGGCGCTTTCGATGCGTATGGTTTCGACCATCAGGTGGACATGGTCCGCATGACTATCGTGCAGCCCCGCCTCGATCACATCGACAGCGCTGAGATGCGCGTGAAGGACCTGCTGACCTGGGCCAATGAGGTGGTGACTCCTGCCGCCAAGCTGGCCATGAGCGACGACGCGCCTTTCGGCCCGAGCGAATCGGCCTGCCGATTCTGCAAGGCCAAGGCTCAGTGCCGCGCCCTCGCGGACCACAACCTCGGGCTCGCGCAGCTTGCCTTCACTGACCTTGAGCGCGACGCCCTGCTCGATCTCGCTGAGCCTCACCTGCTCAACGCGGCGCAGATCGCGGAGCTGCTGCCTCACCTCGACGGCCTGGTGAACTGGGCCGGGGCGGTGAAGGAGCACGCCCAGTCTGTCCTCGCCGCCGGCGGCATCGTCCCAGGCTACAAGCTTGTGGCCGGCCGCGCGCTGCGCCGCTGGGCCGATGAGAAGGAAGCGGGCGACAAGCTCGACGACATCCTTGGTGACGACGCTTATGTCGTCAAACTGATTTCTCCCAGCCAAGCCGAGAAGAAGCTTGGCAGGAAGAAAGCCGGTGAGATCGCCGATCTCATCGTCAAGCCGCAAGGGAAGCCAACCCTGGCCCCCGAAGCGGACCCTCGGCCTGCAATCGACGGGGCCGCTTTCAATGATCTGAATGAGGAATGACTCAATGAGCACGATAATGCTGAAGTCTGTACGGCTTTCCTTCCCCCAAATCTGGACGCCGAAGGCGTACCTTGAGGGGCAGACGCCGAAGTTCTCCGCGAACTTTCTGCTCGACAAGGATGTGGATGCCAAGCAGATCGAAGCCTTCAGGGAGCACATCAAACAGGCTGCGATGGAAGGTTTTGCTGGCAAGCCGCCGAAGGGCATCAAGGTGTGCCTGGGCGACGGTGAAGAGAAGGCCTATGACGGCTACGAGAATGCGATGTTTGTTTCGTGCTCCAGCCGCCAGCGGCCGGTGATCGTGGACCGAGACCGCTCTCCCCTGGTCGAGGAAGACGGGCGCCCCTACGCGGGGTGCTATGTGAACGCTGCCGTGTCTCTCTGGGTGCAGAACAACCAGTGGGGCAAGCGCATCAACTGCAACCTCAACGCTATTCAGTTTGTGCGGGATGGCGACAGCTTTGGCGCTGGGGCCACTAAGGCCGACAGCGTCTTCGACGACATCAGCAGCGAGACTGCTGCGGATGTTGAGGATGAAGGCGACGATTTCCTGAGCTGATGAGGAGACGAGGGGCCTACGGGCCCCTCTTTCTATGCGCATATCAATCGACTTTGAGACGTACTCCGAGTGCGACATTCGGAAGGCAGGCGCCTACGCCTACGCCGACCACCCCACCACCGAGGTTCTCTGCCTAGCGTGGGCCATCGACGACGAGGCCCCGCAGCTCTGGCTGCCCGGCGACCCCAAACCTCAAAGGCTCCTAGCTGCAATCGAGGACGGCGCTGAGGTGTGGGCCTGGAACAGCTTCTTTGAGATGTGCGTCTGGAACCTTGTGCTGCGCTGGCCCGAGTTCCCGATTGAGCAGTGGCGCGACACCGCCGCCATGGCCGCAGCCCAGGCCTACCCCCGGGCGCTTGGAAAGTGCGGCGCGTTTATGGGCCTGGAGGGCGACGCGGCGAAGGACAAGCGCGGGAAGCTGCTGATCCAGCGCCTGTGCAAGCCCTACCGTGGCAAGCGCCAGCAGGACGCGCTGCTGCTGCAAGAGCTTTACGACTACTGCCTTCAGGACGTGGTGGCCGAGCGCGAGATACGCCGCCGCCTGCGCCAGCTCCAGAAGGCAGAGCAGGACCTGTGGGTCGTTGACCAGCGCATCAACTGGCGCGGGGTCCG